ACCGGATGGCCGCCCGCCCATCTCAGCCGTACGGTCCCACGCACTACTTCCTGTCGGCCAATCATAATGCACGCTGAAAGCTACTCTGCGTATGTGTTGTCTTTATATACGTGGTCCCCATACTTCCATTATCGCAATATGTGGGACCCCCTTCTGAATGAGTTTCCCGAATCAGTTCACGGTTTCCGGTCTATGTTAGCCGTAAAGTATTTGCAGGCTGTGGAGCAGACGTACGAGCCCAACACGTTGGGCCACGATTTGATTCGGGATTTGATTTGTGTTATACGTGCCAAGGACTATGTCGAAGCGACCCGGAGATATAATTATTTCCACGCCCGTCTCGAAGGTGCGTCGAAGGCTGAACTTCGACAGCCCATATACCAACCGTGTTGCTGTCCCCATTGTCCAAGGCACAAGCAAACGACGATCATGGACGTATCGTCCCAGTTACCGAAAGCCCAGGATGTACAGGATGTACAGAAGTCCTGATGTCCCACGTGGCTGTGAAGGACCATGTAAGATCCAGTCGTTTGATCAGCGTGATTCAGTCGTCCATACCGGTAATGTTAGGTGTCTAAGCGATGTGACTCGCGGTGGTGGTTTAACACATCGCACTGGTAAACGGTTTTGTATTAAGTCAATTTACGTCTTAGGTAAGGTATGGATGGACGAGAATGTTAAAAAGTCCAACCACACTAACACATGTATGTTTTGGTTAGTTAGAGATAGACGTCCGTATGGTAACAGTCCTCAGGACTTTGGTCAGGTTTTTAACATGTTTGATAATGAGCCGAGTACCGCAACAGTTATGAACGACAAGCGTGATCGCTATCAGGTATTGCGGAGGTTCCAGGTAACTGTAACCGGAGGCCCGTCTGGATGTAAGGAGGCTGCTATTGTGAAGAGATTCTTTCGTCTCAATCACCATGTCACTTACAACCACCAGGAGGGCGCTAAGTACGAGAATCACACGGAGAATGCTTTGCTTTTGTATATGGCGTGTACTCACGCCTCTAACCCTGTGTATGCAAGTTTGAAGATACGGATGTATTTTTATGATTCCGTGTTAAATTAATAAAGCTTGAATTTTATATCATGTTTGTCAATTACATCAATCGTCCCGTCTAGGACGTCAAACAGTACATGAGCGACAGCTCTAACGACAAAATTAATGGAAATTACACCGACCATATCTAGGTATTTCACAACCTGAGTCCTAAAGACTTTTAAGAAAAGACCAGTCGGAGGACGTAAGGTCGTCCAGACTTTGAAGTTCAGAAAACACTTGTGAATCCCCAGTTCCTTCCTCAGGTTGTGGTTGAACCGGATTTGAATTGATATTATGTCGTGGGGGAACGAGAAGGGCCGTTCCGCGTGGTCTATTATTTTGAAGTACAGGGGATTGTGTATCGTCCAAAAGTAGACGGAATTCTGCGCTTGATCCGCAGTGATGAGTTCCCCGGTGCGCAAATCCATTCAGAGCGCAGTCTATGTGCAGGTAGAACGAGCAGCCGCAATCGAGATCAATGCGCTTCCGTCGTATCGCCTTCTTCTTGGCGATTTGGTGACTGACCTTGATCGGCACTTGAGAACAGTGGCTCTTGGATGGTGACGAAGCTCGCATTCTTTAATGCCCAAGCTTTCAAAGCTGCATTCTTTTCTTCGTCCAAGAAATCTTTATACGAGGACGTCGACCCAGGATTGCACAGGAAGATAGTGGGAATTCCGCCTTTAATTTGAATCGGCTTTCCGTACTTTGTGTTGCTTTGCCAGTCCCGCTGGGCCCCCATGAATTCCTTAAAGTGCTTTAGATAGTGCGGGTCGACGTCATCAATGACGTTATACCATGCTTCGTTACTGTACACCTTTGGGCTTAGGTCCAAATGACCGCACAGATAATTGTGCGGACCCAACGAACGGGCCCAACAAGTTTTGCCCGTCCTACTATCCCCCTCTATTACTATACTATTGGGCCTAAAAGGCCGCGCAGCTGCAGGCTTGACGTTTTCACTGACCCATTCTTCAAGTTCCTCCGGAACTCTCGTGAAAGAAGACGACCGGAAGGGAGATGTGTATGTTTCCGGCGGAGTCTGGAAAATACGATCTAAATTACTGTTTAAATTGTGAAAATGTAATAAATAATCCTTGGGGGCCAACTCTCGTATTACATTAAGAGCCTCCGATTTACTTCCTGTGTTAAGTGCCTTTGCATATGCGTCGTTAGCTGATTGTTGGCCCCCTCGTGCCGATCTCCCGTCGATCTGAAACTCTCCCCATTCGAGTGTATCTCCGTCCTTGTCCAAATACGACTTGACGTCGGAACTGGACTTAGCGCCCTGAATGTTGGGGTGGAAACTGGTGCTACAGCTTGGGTGTACACAATCGAAGAGACGATTGTTGGTGCACGTGAGTTTCCCCTCGAACTGGATAAGCACGTGGAGATGAGGCTCCCCATTCTGATGAAGCTCTCGACAGATTTTGATGTATTTAGGATTTGTGGGAAGCGACAGGTTTCGGAGAAACGCCAAGAGAGCCTCTTTTGCGATAGAGCATTTGGGATATGTGAGGAATATATTTTTACCCTGTACTCTAAAACGTGGGTGTCTCATTTTGACAATCGATTGGAGACACCCTCCCGCAACTCTATCCCTTATAATAGAGTCAATATATACTGTCTCTATATGGCATTATTGTAAATATGTAAAGGTATACAGACCTACTAGCGGCCATCCGTTTAATATT